CGAATCCCTCTTGACACGCGTCGGCGTACGCGCTCCAGAGCAAATAAACCACAATGTCACGGCAGTACACGGTGTAGTTCTGTTGCCACCGAAGAATGAGGTAGTCATCGATGGCTAAAAAATCTAAACTTGAAGAAATAGGCGGTAGTCCAGAAAGAATCGGTAGGGCATCTGCTAAACGACTAAAAGATCAAGAAGGTATTGTAAAAGCATCTGATGCGTCTTTTGTAAGTCGTCTTGCAAAGGAGACGTTTGGTTCTCCTCTTTCTGATTTGTCCAATAAAGAACTTAATAAACTTGTGGGTCTTCCTGCTATGTCGGAAAGAGCCAGACGTGCCGAACTTAGTAGCAAAGCATACCTCGATGCAATTCTGCGAGACTTTTCCGAACTGGGTGGAAAGTATGGTAGGCGTGTAGGTAAAGATGCCCGAAATAGAAAGCTAGGCATAGATACTATGGTAGAGAGTGCGCGTGAGCTAGTAAAGCAACGAAGTAAAAATGCACTCCGTAAAGCACACGGTGGTCGTGCTGCCGAGTCTAGCGCAGAAAAGAGTCGCAAATGAGAACCGACCGAGAAATATATCTCCTCGCTGACAAAGATTACTCTCAACTCTCTTCTGCCGAAAGCCGACAGTACAGATATATCATGTCACTTCCCTTCGCCGAACGAATGGACAGGGTGAGTATAAACAACCCCTCCAATAAGTACGGAAACGATATCAGAGGATTCACTCTGATGGAAAAAGCAAGTGGCGGAAAGGTGCATCGTGGACGACAAGCCAGCGGAAGCTCCGAAAAGACGGGGTAGGCCGAAGCGCGATCCGAATGCGCCAAAAGCCACATATAACCTATCTACAAAAGAGCGTGCGAGACGCGCGGCGACGAAACGTGTCAACGCCGCGAAACGTCGTGCCGCGAAGTCAACCAAAGCAGCAGAGGATAAACGACGCTATGCCCGAAAGCTCGAACAACAGGCTACGAAAGTTGAAAAAGCTCTTGTTGGCGATACCACTGCCACAGTCGATCTTGGGGATGTGGCTGCTTTGCCAGACTCGGTGTCGGAGCTTGTCGGAGAAAGTGAAGTCATCTTTCAACCGAATTCGGGTCCGCAAACGGAATTTCTGTCGGCGGGTGAGCGAGACGTACTCTACGGCGGTGCAGCCGGGGGCGGTAAATCTTTCGCTCTCTTGGCCGATCCTTTGCGCTACTGTCACAACCCTAATCATCGTGGGCTTCTTCTTAGGCGTACTCTCGACGAACTAACCGAACTGATCGACAAGTCCCGGCAACTCTACCCGAAAGCATTTCCGGGTGCGAAGTTTCGAGAGTCGAAGTCGACGTGGGTCTTTCCGTCCGGAGCGACGATGTGGTTCACGTACCTCGACAAAGACAAAGACGTGACGCGCTTTCAAGGACAGGCGTTCAACTGGATAGGCATCGATGAGATCACACAATATCCCACACCGTACGTCTGGGATTATCTGCGTTCTCGCCTTCGTACTACTGATCCTGAACTCCAGCAACACCTGTACATGCGCTGCACTGCCAACCCCGGAGGAGTGGGTGGTTGGTGGGTCAAGAAGACTTATATCGATGGCTTGGAACCAAACAAGCCTTTTCCTGCCTTCGATATAGAAACACAGAAGCCTTTCCTGTGGCCTGACAGTCACGAAAGGGCAGGTCAGCCGTTGTTCCTTCGCAAATTCGTACCGGCACGGTTGACTGACAATCCCTACCTCATGGCAGATGGTCAATACGAGGCCATGTTGAGGTCGCTCCCGGATGTCGAACGAAGGCGACTCCTCGAAGGTGATTGGGACGTGGCGGAGGGAGCGGCCTTCCCCGAGTTTTCGAGGCAACGACATGTGGTCGAACATTTTGAACTTCCAACCAACTGGCCCCGTATACGAGCGGCGGACTACGGCTACGCAAGTCCGTCGTGCGTTTTGTGGGGGGCTATTGACTGGGATAATAACATCTGGATTTATCGCGAGTTATATGCTAAACACTTGACAGCAGAAGAGTTAGCCGATAAAATACTAGAAGCAGAACAACTCGATCCACAGCCGTACTACACAGTCCTCGACTCGTCGTGCTGGAACAAGACAGGCTTCGGCCCGTCGATAGCAGAGACGATGATGAGAGTCGGTGTGCGGTGGACTCCATCCGACCGTAATCGTATTCAAGGTAAGATGGAGATACATCGCCGTCTCGCTGACGATCCGTACACAAACGAGCCGCGTGTACGCATCTTCTCTTCGTGCCAGAACATCATTAAACAGCTTGCTGGCATCCCTCTGTCTAAAACCAACAGCGAAGACGTAGACACGAAGTCAGAGGATCACGCGTACGACGCCTTACGCTACATGCTGATGACACGAGTGAGCGGATACTCGTCGATCCACAAACAACTCGGCGCAATCAAAAACCAAGTCCACCAAGTCCACGACGCGACATTCGGATACTAATTTATGGATTTCGACTCTAAAGAATTGACACTTCGTCAGGCGGCTGAGATTTACGCCACCCAGTACGCGAAAAGCCGTAAAGGTTTTGATAGTCCGGAAGCCGTACAAAGATTTGTAACGTCGACTATTTCTATGTTTAAAGACGTAGCTGACGAGCCGGGATCGGCTGTGCAGTTATTCATTCCCGACGAAAACGATAAAACGGTTCTGCGTAAATTATTCGAGGGCAGTCCTGCAGACGATCAACCTACTAAAAGGGCGATGCAAAATCTTCGCCTGATAGGTCATAATGTCCTGAAAGCGGGGCTGAAGTCTACAGACGAGCTTTACGAACTTATGCCTGATTCGGCAGTCAGGTCTGATAAAAACGAAAGAATATTCGGAAGAATCGAACCCCCTAAAGGGGAATCTCTTGTTGCTATCAATCCTGATAGAGAGATACAAAAAGAGTTCTTTGCAAAACTTTCTGCGAAAGCTGCTAATCCAGAAACAAGAAAAGCTACACTGGCAGCGCTCTTTCTTCTCAATACAGGTGTTCGACCTGAAATAATTGAGAACCTTCGATTCGATCACTACAATGCCAATAAGGGTGCGCTCTACATACCGGGAGATATCAGTGGTGCGAAAGGTCGCGCAATTAATGTCCCCTTAAATCCGTTAGCGGACGCTATAATTCAAGAATTTATGAAAGAGCGTATCGACGGAGATTTCGCTGATCCTAACGGACCCAACTTGATATTCTTTAAGTACAGTAAAACAGGAAATAAAGCTCCTATAAAACTACAGACAGGCGATGTAACAGATGTACTGCGGGACATCGAAGTAGGCAACAATACGGACTTCGGTCTGATTTACGACGAAAAAACCCAACGTCACTACACAAGTCTGACCCCTCCTGAATTAGCAAAAAATAAGTCAGGTTCTCGTCTTCTGCGGAACTTTCACGCCACGCTCGGAGATCGTCTGTTCGGCATACCCGCAGAACGACTCGCATACTTAGAGGGGCGCACGCTAAAAAGTGTCCGCAAGAATCTTCAGACAGGATCACTCGAAGTGTATCAGGTCACGTTTCCGTTCGACGTAAACGAAGACGATAGAGCATTCGCCTCTCGTTTTGCTGCCTTCACAGAGGACGCAGCAGGTGATCTCGGCCTCGATTTCACCCGAGTTATGAATCTTGAGGCCGCATCGGAAACCCGTATCTTCGGAGATGATCCTCGCTACGAAACGTACTTTAAATCCCCAGAAAAAATTCCTGAAAAAATAGACCCCTTAGACACTGTAACCGAAGGTGACGCTGAAAAGTTACGTAATATGGGGTGGGGTGATCTTTTCGGAGTGGGTGCAGTCGCAGGGCTGACAGGTACTGCAGTTGTTCTTGGTGACCCGAAAGAAGTCATGGCAGCAACCATAGCCGAGACCACGGCTGAACAAGGCACGCGAAGTTTGATGCGAGGGGCTGCAAGGCTTACCGGACAAACAGCCGCTAAGACCGCTGCCGGAGCCGCGCTCGGCCCACCGGGTGTAGCAGCCGTACTTGCGGGAGAAGCCGCCCTTCCATCTGACAGTGCGGGGGTGGGAGAACTGAACGTAGAAGAAGCTATGCTGCTTGACACGGCTCGTCAGCAAGGCGACATAGGATTAGAAAAAGAGTTGATGGCTCGATCCCCTATAACAGAAGTAGGGGGAGACGACACTCCGACTATATTCGGTCAGCGTGTCACTCGACAGCCTTCTACTGACGACCTTACTTTTGGATTTATCCAAAGACAAGATGCTTTGAAGCGTCGAAGAGAACGAAACAAGCCACTCTATACAAGAGGAGAATAATCAATGTCAAATTTGAACATGGGTGAGGCATACATTATGAACGCCGACAAGACAAGCGTCGACGATCAGATGGGTGCGGACAAGCTCTATCGTGAAGGTCTCGAATTCGATACTCGTGCGAAGACTGATGTCCTCATTGAAGACATGCCTAAGA